ATATTGTGACTGTGCAACGAATGAAGCATGATTTGTCAGGCATTTCTACAACTTCGCGCGCTGTTTCTTGGATTCTCAAATCAGGGTATTTCTCGAATGCCAGTTTCAGCCGTGTGGCTACATCAACATAACCATCCATAAAGTTACTCATGATTTTTTCACCCTTGCCAGTGCGACTGTTGCCAGTTCGCCAACTTGCTGTTGCATTTCCACCAAATATCGGCGGCATTCTTGCAAATCTTGAATTGTTTTTATGAGCATGTTTTCTAGCCTGCGATTGTTTTCTGTCATCAGTTCGTTTGCTTTACGGGCCAAAATTAGTTCACCCATCAGATAATCGTTTGTGGCATACAGTTCGTCAAATTGATCCATTATTCGCCCTCAGTCATGTATTTAATTATTGCTTTCAGTTCTGTTATTTCGTCAAGATATTCCGCCTGCACCCGAATTGAAGCTTTTAGTGCAGCAATGTTCAATTCGTTTTCTTTTTTTAGTGCGTCACGTTCGCGCGCAACTTTCATGCCGTGTTCAGCCGAATCTCTTAACTGTTCTCGACTGCCGTAATGCGGGTCATAACTTCTTCTCATGGGTTTTGTTTCCTTAACTCAATCAATTTCGGTGTGGCTGGCAATGTTTCAATGTCAAACATTTGTTCAGGTGTCATTGAATAACAAGGTCGTTTCATTTTTGGATTATCGTTCCAATACATTTTTCGGCGCATTAACCGTGAAGTTGACCATCCCAAAATCTGTACTTCTTCCCAACCGAAAAGAATGCAACCGATGTAAATTCCTGTTGGCATGTCGGCGCGTGTGTTCATCCAACCGCCTTCATGTGCAGTGCCTTTAACCTGGTATCCAGCAACATCGCCATCATTTTTTGTGCGGTCACGTTCAAGTTTGTAAGGTACGCCCAAAAACTTTGCAACCGCAATTTCGCACGCATAACCAATAAAACTATTTCGATTATGACTGCCGCCATAAACCACGTGTTGTTTTCCCCATTTTTTTATTGCGGCAAGCGTTTCAGATTTAGCAATTGCATAATCTTGACGATCCAAATCAATAATGCATTTAGTTTCCACGTGTGACCAGCAATTCAAACCTGCGCACTTCTGATTCCAAATCTTTAATGCGCGTTTCAAGTTCGCTGATAATGCCCATCAGATAACGCACTTCTATTTCAAGCACCTTTGGTGGTGTGTCAGGCATTTTGCTTATCTGTTCGCCGATCAGTCTGAATTCTTGCATACGGCGCAAAGTTTCCTGATGTTCTTTTTCCATTCGAAGATCAAATGTTTCTTCATATTCGTTCTCAGTCATTAGTTTCCCTTTTTGTTTGGTTTATATTTTGAACATGATAAAGGACAGTAGTCGCACAGTAAGACCGACAGCGACCATTGACCAGCATAAATCTTCAATTGTCATCGCATGTCCTAGTTCTATTGCACATGTCCCACGGAATCCAGCCATCACCAGCCGATTTTTGCCAGTAGTCAAATAACAGTTTTGCTGCCTTCAAATTAGTTAACGGATCAAGCAATGGTTCTTGTGTGCAGATTCCCATTTGTAAACAGATTGGTGCTGTTGGGTTTCGTTTGATGTCAAAATTTATTGAATTGACCTGCATAGTTCCGCTGTCTGACATGTGATCTGTTTCAGCGAATCCGTTTGGTGTGCAGTCTGCCAAAACGCGCTGGCCGCCGATCCTTGCTGGGCAACATCCGCTTTCGCGTAGGGCGATATGCGTGACCTTAGCGATCTGATCGGGTTGCCATCCTGCCTGTAGTGCTACCGCTGGTAGCCATGAGCAGTCACCATGCCTGTAAACAGGCTTTACAGGCGTTGTGGTGGTCACTGGTGGGACGAAACGGTAAATGGTCGCCATAGTCTGCCCGAACCCGCCTACAGCGTCATAGCGCTCTACAAATTGGTTTGTCATTACTGGCTCTAGCGGTACAGGTATCTGACTGACACCTAGCCCGATTGCAGATAACGCAAATGCGATGATTGCTTTGATGATGGTTGGCATAAGTAGCCTCGACTTTCTCGGTCAAGAACACTTTACACAGGTTTTTTGATTACCGCAGGTATTAGCCCAAACACCTTATCCCAAGCCTGTTTTGCAAGTTCCTCGCTGTGTGCAATTACTGGGTTTACCTCGACATGCCACCAGTCGCCAGGTTCAAATGTGCCAGCCTTCCAAGTAGCGCGATCACAACGCCACGATCTGTTTAACGCGTAGTCAATCACAAGTTCTATGCCGAGCGTGTCAGCGTTTTCTAATAATTTGTTCATGTACGCCAGCGATACTTTGCGGCCGTCTTGCCTGCCTTTATTTGTTGCCGATAACCAACGATAAGAAATGTCGCATGCAACACCTTTTGCATGGTTTGACACGATGCCGGGTTTGCCTCGTACATCGCGCACAACCCAACTGCCGTTATTCCAACAGGATTTGTCTGAGTGATATACAGCGCGTGTCACCCACAAGTTCATTCCTGCTAAAGGTTTAGCAACTACTGGCGCTGCATTGATTGTGTATGGCTTCATTCTGTTTCTGTTTTTTGATTCTTTTTTATACCGTTTGATGCAACTAAGCCAGATAGCGCGCCTGTCAAAAATACGCTGATGGTGCTAAGTAGGTCAACAATGCTGCCGTCAAGGGGTGATAGTTCTGCAGGCATGTTTACAAACAGCATGCCGAACAGCAAGCCAACAACCATGATCATAAATGTGACTGCCATAATTACGCCGACTGTGAAAACTAGTCGAGCGTGCAACGCCTCATTTTCTAATTTCGCACCTGTCCGCAGTGACATGTTCACATTCCTTTTCTATTGTTTTGTTTTGATAAATCGTTGTGTTATTTGTTTTAGTAAATGAGCACGCCGACAATAAAATACAAATAAAACTAATTGATAAGAGTTTGAAATTCATCTGTTGTAATTCCGAGTCTGTCAAGTATTGTTTGGCGTTTATCGGCTGCTGCTTTTTCGGTTTTCGCTTTTGCCGCAGCTTCTTTTTTGTCTTTGGCTTGATCTGCTTCTAGTTGTGCTAATTCTGTTTCGTTAAAATCGCGTGTAATTGTTTTGCCTGTGGCTGCGTCAGAAATAATAATTTGTGGCATGTGTTTTCCTTAACTCTTTGAATAACCATAAACAGTAATAGTCGCCGTGTGAGTTGGGCCGCCTGATGTGCTTAAGAAAAAATCTGTGTATTGCGTAGTTGTATTTAAAACGCCTGCAAATGCTTCTGACGCTAAAACTGTATTTCGATTACCAAAGTTAGTAGCTGTAACTGTAGTTTCTTGCGCTAAATTAGGGCTGTTAATTGTTATTGTTAACGCTGAAGGTTCAACGTTTCCAACATATGACCCAATCATTTTAAGATGCGTATCGTCCAAGCCCTGTGAATTATACGCTGCGCCATTATTAGTGGCGGTGATTGAAAAATCGTAGTTTGCGCCAGTAAATTGTGAACCACTAGTACCAAATCGAACTCTTGCTTCGCCAGCGTCAGCGCTGGCAATAAGATTTGAAACGATTACTAAATAATTATCGTATGTTGAACTAAACACGTTAGCCATAGTTAAAACTGCGGCAGCGCTAAAAGTTGTTGACAATATAAAAGTTAAACCGCTTGAAACTGCTGGCGCTGGTGCAAGAGTCGCCCAGGCTGCGCCGTCGTAATACTGAACTACGTTTGTTGATTCGAGATAACACAACTGACCTTCAGCCAGTACCTTTTCGCCTGCACCACCAAAACCTGCATCGCGTGTGACGGTTGTTGCAAACACTGGCACGCCTGTTGCCGCGCTGTTCATCATTTGTGCAGCAGTTAAAACTTGATCACTAATGAATGTTGGAACGGTTGTTTGTGTGTTTGCCATAATTGCCTTTCAGATTATCCTAGAACATTGCCTGCATTGAGTATGCCGTAAACAGCGTCATCAAGTATCAGTTCATAAACGATCACGGTTGGTGACGTGAACAGTGTTATTGAATGGCCTTGTGACAGGCTGATTGTGTGTTCAACGCCTTCAATAGCAAGTTCTTGCGCAAGTTCGCTAGTGGTTGCACCAGTAGTGAAACTGTGTTCAATCGTAATTGTTTGACCAATATCAATAATGGCGACCTGGTCGCGTTGTGCGTTGGTTAGTGACATGAACGCAGTTTCAACTGATGTATATCTTGCTTCAGGTTCACCAACCAGCAGATAATCGGCGAGTGTGGCCGCCGCGCCGTTACTGTGTAACAGGCTTCCAGTAATGGATTGAGTTTGAATAAAATACACTGCCTGACTTGCAAGATCGTTGGCAACTTGTGGCGTGTTACTGCCTGCAATGGTCACTGATGCGCGGTTGCATACCTGATCCGCTTGGAACGAAATGCCGACATTTGAATAGGGAATGTTTGTACCGTCATCGTGGAAGTCTGCCACTGAACCGCTGATCGTGTTTCCGATTCTCGGCTGGAATGTTAAATTGCCATTGCGAGACATAAACAATCTGCCTTGCTCAGCCTGGTTGATTTGTGCCAAATACGCCTGAACTGATGTGCCGTTTTCAACTGTGAACGCGGCCGAACCGCCGAGTGTTTGTGTGCCTGTACTGATAGCGCGTTGTGCTATTGGAAATGCAACTTCAGGCAAATCAAGAACCGCTGTGATTCGAGCGCTTGACAATTGTTCGCTAACGTTAAATTCTGCCATGTAAGTTTGTGACAGCAAATAAAAATCATCGGAACAATAAACCGTGACCGTATCAATTCCACCCAGTGCAAAGTTGTAATCATAGTTAACAATAAAACCTTTAAACAAATACTGTTTAACATCGTTTGTGTCGTATCGAGAAAACCTAACTTTTCTCATCGGCGCTAAACCAGGCTGTTCAGTTGTGGAATCCCAATATGGCGAATCTTCATTAAACGGATTGAACAAACCTGTTGTGTCCAACATGACAAACGACATTGTGCCAGCGCTGAACTGATCACCAATATCTTGGCGGCCACGTTTAATTGTTACGTTGCCACACCCACCAAGAACTGTTGCGAAATTAGTTGTACCGTCAAGCACAAACTCGGTATTGTCCAGTAAACCCATCGTTGGCGAATCAAGCGTGAAACCATCCTGAATGAAACCTGTATCAATTTCTAGTTCGTAATCACCCGATTGAACAACTGCTGTGCCTGCCATTATGCAACCTGAATCTGTGCTGGCCCTGCTGATCGGTTATATGCGCGTATCGCGTTAACAACTGCCTGACCAATTTCTGCGCTAGTAGCCAAACCGCCAGTGACATTCACAGTGACACCGCCACCACCCATGTTGCCCATTTGTGATAACGGAATTATTGCCTCAGGGCCTTTCTCGCCAACCATCGCCAATGTCGGCCCTGTAACAATTCCACCATTAGCAAATCCTGGAATGTTTATATTCCCTAAATCAAACCCACCAAACGAATCTTTCAAATCAACAAGTTTTCTAAACATACCAATAAGCACACCTAGTGGCCCTGTGACAACAATTATTGAATTGCCGAACATGTCGAATGCTTTTGAAAGTGCCTGAAATTTGATTTCCAAATAAACCATTGCCGCCGTCAATGCGATGATTGCGGCCGCTACAAGAACATAAGGGTTTGCGCTGGTCACTGCGTTTAGTGCGACAGTTGCAATCTTGGTGAGAACCAGTGTGGCTTCATAAATTTTCATTGCCACGTTTGCTGCAATAACCGCTGTCGCGAGCGCACCAATCACACCGATAATGATTAAGAAAACGCGCGTGTTTTCTTGTGCCCAATCCGCGACAGGTTTCAAAATGTTCAATAAGCCAAGTAACGCTGGCAACAGTGCCGCGCCAATTGATTCTTTAGTTTCATCA